CAAGTATCACCTGTACATGCGTGATTTACAGTACCCCAAAATCCGTGACCAGAAACTCAAAAATATTATTAACCACTATTACGGATTGCTTTTCGACCCAACCAAATCACATCAAAACATACATACGAGAAAAATGTATATGGATTTTCTTGTTGCTTGTGATGATTTAGTTGCACGTTATGAAATCATGAGCAATGGTTTTGCTGGTTTCCATGACTTCGACTTTATCTTCGAAGGTGGTCAGGGTATCATGCTTGACATGGACTACGGTTTCTACCCCAATGTGACCAGAAGTAATTGCACGGCAAAGAATGCCTTGGAACTCATAAAAGAATTACCATACTACACATACATTAAAACCTATTACATGACCAGAGCGTATCAGTGTCGTCATGGAAATGGTTATATGACCAATGAAGACCTTGATAACTCCTATATCATCAACAATCCCAATGAAACCAATGGGAATCATGGATTCCAAGGTGAATTCAGAAAGTCGGTCTTGGATTTGGATATCTTGCTGTACGCAATCAATTGCGATAAATACGAGAACCCCAAGTCGAATCGAACACTAGTGGTAACCTGTCTCGACCAAGTTCCAGCAAGAATTCCAGTTACAACAGAGGGTGAACTCATTGAAGTGGAGTGGAAAAATATTGCAACCCGAATTGACCCAATGATGAATACAATTGGAACATGGAGTGATGAAGGGTTTAAAGACAAATAAAATGAAATTTCTGATTCAAAAGATTGACCGTGAGATCAGGCATGATTTCAGTTTTACTTTACTGGAATCAATCCGATATTTAAACTGGTCGAGTGGTCATGATGATGTGAAGGTGAAGTACATCAATTATATTGATTTTGATAAGGAAAACTGGAACTGGTATTTCAAACCATTTCATCAAGACTATGTTCCAGTTGGGAGCGTGGAATTCGTGCTGTCTTGGATGAAACGATTCGATGTGCCAACACCAAAACCCCTGAATGTTCCAGAAGAACTATTCAAATTTACTAACCGCACGATATGGAATGCTGATGAAAATGGTTTTCATAAAGGATATGGAAAGCTATTCATTAAATCAAATGATAAAATTAAAAGCACTTGTGGTGTTATTAATGAGGGTGAATTATCCTTACCAAAGGGCAATTATCAGTTCTCTGAAGAAATTGAAATCGATAGTGAATGGCGTGCCTTTGTATATAATGGGAAGTTGGTTGGTCTCCAGAATTATAGTGGTGATTTTACCATGTTTCCAAGTGTGGTAGAGATTGAAAACATGATTGACTCATACAAAACTGCACCAGTGGCATATACATTGGATGTCGGAATTTTTGATGAACAAACGTTTGTTATAGAGGTTCACCCAATGGTAAGTGTTGGTCTTTATGGTTTCTCTGACCACAGAATCTTGCCTTTCATGTTTGCTAGATGTCATTATGAGTACCTAAATAATTTGAAAAACTGATAATATTATAAGAAAAACATCTCAATGACTAAAACCAAATCAAAAATAAGCATAGCCATTAATAAAGATATTGATAAAAAACTTGAGGAAAATAGTTATAACAAATCCAAATTAATTAATTCCTTATTAAAAAACTGGCTTAAATCCGATAAAAAGGATTTAAATTATTTCAAGAAAAAGTGTGATTAATCATACTTTTATTATTTTTCTTAGTATTTATAATAAAGTAAATATTATGGGAAGAAAAGTATTAAATGAACAGCAGAAAAAAAGAAAGATTACAATAACAATTTCTCCAGAAATTAATGGAGAACTTGATAATTTGAAACTAAATAAGTCGAAACTAATTAATTGGTTGCTTCGAGAATATTTTAATGAAATTATTCTGAAATGAGATTACAACGAATTTTATCAGAAATTAATTCTCATTTCGAAACATCCGAAGAGGATTATAAATTACTTGATACTGATGTTGTTAATAATCAATATCGAATATTGGTTAAGTGTGGAAATAAAAAACATGACCAATATTGGGTGAGTTGGCAACATTATAAAAATAGGGGTGACAAATGTGGAAAATGTCGATACATCAATAATGGTAAAAAAAGTTTGATTTATACCGAAGAAAAAATAGATGAAATTGTTAATGAATTGGGATATGTGGTAATGGGAATTAATACAATTGGAGATGAGGCAGAAATTATTATTTCTTCATCCGAAGGTTATGTCGTCAATTCCCAAATTAATAATCTTAAAAGAGGTAAACCCCAATTTTTCCATAAAAAAAATTCACATACCATTAACAACATTAAATTATGGTGTAAATTAAACGAAAAATCATTTACATTAGTTAGTGATGAATACATTAAATCTGGAAAAGATTTGACTTGGAAATGCTTGAAATGTGATGAAAATTTTGAAAGGTCTTGGAATACAACAAATAAAAACATATTTGAGTGTCCATATTGTAGTGGAACAAAAGCATCTGAGAAGAATAACTTATTATTAACTAATCCCGATTTATCTAAACAATGGGATTATGTGAAAAACCATCCATTACGTCCAGAACAAGTATTACCTAACACAACAAAAAAGTTTTGGTGGGTTTGTGATTTATGTGGGCATGAATGGCAGAAATCAGTTCATTATAGAAATCAAAGAAATTCTCCGTGTCCAAGTTGTAAAACATCTAAGGGTGAATACGCAGTTAAATCTTATTTAGATGATAATAATATTAAATATTATCAAGAATATAAATTTAATGATTGTAAAAACATTAAAAAATTACGATTTGATTTTTATTTACCTGAACATAATATCTGTATTGAATATCAGGGTGAATTCCATTATAATATCATTGAGGGAATCTCTAAAGCAGATTCATTAGATAAACAAAAGAAATGTGACGACATAAAACGAAACTATTGCGTCACCAATAACATTAAATTATTGGAAATACCGTATTGGGACTTTAATAAGATTGAAAATATATTAATAAATTGTAACCTTTTTTCACTAAGATTCGTATAATAAAATAAAAATAATATGACAATCAAGCAAATTTTTGACGAGATAGCTGCCGAATCAGGCACTAACATGAAAATGGAAATCCTTAAAAAGTATAAGGATAATGACCTTCTGGTCAGGGTACTGTATCTGGCTAACTCGAAACGAGTGAAGTTCTTCATCAAACAAATCCCTGAATATCAACCAAATGGGTATCTTGCTGGTGTTAATTTATCTAACATTGGTTTGGAAATTGCATTGAATGAATTGACATTACTAAGTGATAGAACTGTCACAGGGAATGCAGCAATTGCGCATCTGAAAAAGGTATTGGAGGAACTTGATGGAGACTCAACATATATCATTGAACGCATCATCGAAAAGGATTGTAAGATTGGTATGGGAACTCGTAACATTAATAAAGTCATCCCCGACCTTATTGAGAAGACAGGTTATATGGGTTGTAAGTCATATAGTCGAAAACTTATTGATAAGCTGCTTGCAGTTGGTACTTGTTACAGTCAGGAAAAAATGGATGGTAGATTTGTGAACAGCATTATCATAGGTGGTGATGTGGTTAATGAAAGCCGACAGGGAGAACCTACTTTACTGGAACATCCTGCATTTATGGATGAATTGGCACAACTCGATGATTGTGTGATTAATGCTGAGTTGACAATGGATGGTGTTGAAAGATATCAGAGTAACGGTATTATCGCATCTCTAATAAGTATTGCAACTAAGAAAAGCGTAGATAAAGATGTTACCAAGGAACTGGCTAAATTTGAAAAGAAGCACATGGATTACCGTAAGGCATTAGATGCTGTTAGGGTTACTGCATGGGATATTCTGACTATTGACGAGTATTATACAAGAAAATGTGAACGACCATATTATGAAAGACTTGCCGATCTCAAAGCGACATTTGCTAGTCTTGGAAAAACAATGCTTTCTGTTGTTGAAACCAAAGAGGTTGATACTATTGAGGAAATTATGACACATTTCGAAGAAATTTTGAAACGCAATGGTGAAGGTACTGTTGTTAAATCAATGGATGGTGTTTGGGCAGACAAGAAACCTAATTACCAAATTAAAGTTAAAAAGGAAATGAATCTTGATCTTAGAGTAACAGGTTTCAACTATGGTACAGCAGGAACAAAAAACGAAAACGTTATTTCAAGTCTGAATGTGGAATCCAAAGAAGGTACTTTGAAGACTAAACCACAAGGACTTGATGAAGACGAAATGGAATATGTGACTGCGAACCAAGATAAGTTAATGAATACTATTGTTGAAATCAAATGTAGTGGTCTGTCTCAGGACGAAAATGGAAACTATTCAACTCTCCATCCTGTATTCAAGGGATTCAGGGACGATAAAGATATTGCCAATACTCTTGAGGAATGTGTTGAAATTAATGAATCCGCATCTTTGTAATAAATTTAATTTAATTTCGTATAAATACTTATGAAACTAAAAGGAAAATATAAACAAAAGTACACTCTTGACAGAGAAGCCAAGGAATTGGTTGTTGAGGTTGAGTTAAAACAACATGATGGTCTGAGAGAAGCTGGTCGAAACATTTGGTATGGTGTGGCAACTGCCAATGAAAAAGAGATTAACCATAAAGATTTGCCTAATTGTGTAAATGCACTGTACATGGCAGAGACAATTGCTTTGGAAATTATCGAGGCATGGAAAATCAGAGCCAAGAAACAAGGTAAAAGTTTTAGATTAAAAAGAAAATAATATGAAAGTCAAAGCATTACGTTACAAAGACACCAAAGAATTTATCCATATTGAAAGTTATGGGGAAGAACCTATGGTTTGCACATCCTCAATACCAAACATACAACCAGAGACAGCTACTCTGGAACTCATGGGGAAGGTCATGGAAGCCGATGATTTTTTCGAAGGACTTGAACTCGATATGGATAACGTTGAACTCGTGGAATTCGACCTT